CGGCCGTTGCACGGGCGCTGGCGCCAGCTTGTCGAGCACGCGGCGGATCATGCGCGCATTGAGCCGGCGCAGCGCCTTCAGCTCGGCGGCCATCTCGCGGTTTTCCTGCTCGAGCGTGGCAATGCGCTGTTGCTGGCCGGCTTCGATCCGCTCGAGCTGCTGCCAATCGGGTCGAGGCACGGTTTGATTGCCGCGCTCGGCCACCCACCAGTCACGGAACCAATCGAACATCAGTCGAACCCCTCGAGGCTGGATCCTTGGTTGGGGTCGGCGTTCCGCGTCCAGCGCGGGGAATGGCCGCCGTGCATGGCCTGGGTGAGTGACAGCCGGCGCGGTCCGCGCTGACCGTCGGCGTTGACCAGTGGCAGCCGGCCGGTGCCCATGGGTTCCGGCTCGTCCTCGATCAGCCGCGGGTGCTGCGCGCTCATGCAATAGGTCGAGCCGTCAAACGGGTGATCGTCGCAGTCCTTGTCGATCTTCGATGGCTCGTCCTCCTCGACCACCAGCAGCGGGATCGTGCGGATCAGCTGCGAACAATCCGGGTGGATCGTCATTTTGGGCAGGAGCCACTTCGGGATGTTGGCGAGCTCGTTGTTCCGGTCAGGTCCCGGCGTCCACTTGAGCGCGGAGTGCATGAGCGTTTTGCGCGTCGCCCTCGAGCCCGGCCCCTTCACCGCCGCCACGAACTGCGGCGCGTCCCAGACATTGTTTGCCCAGGCCGCGTTGAGCCCGTTCTGCAGCTGGGTCGCGTCGCTCACGATCGCCTGCCCCTGGTACGACGTGGCGAAACACGCCGAGTCGAGCGTAATCACGCGCGGCGGCCGGAACTGCTGCAGGCCGATGCCGATCGCGAACCCGACGTCATACGGTGTCTGTGGCCCGTGCGTGCCGCCCCGCCCGAACGAATACTCCCAGCGCCAGTGATGCCGTGATTCCGGTCCCCAGTACGACAGACCGAACCAGCCCGGCCGGTCATAGCCCCAGTCCATGCCGGCGGCCGGCATCCAATCGTCGGGCGCGTCATACTCGCGGACGTGCAGCGCCTGCCGAAACTCGGGGAACGCCTGGCCGATGAAGCTGTCCCACAGGCCCAGCACCCACGCGCGCCGGATCTGCTCGGGCATCGAGTCGAGGTCGTCCCAATAGGTTTGATCGAGGTGCGGGTTGTCGGACGGGAGCGACTGCACGAACCCGAACTCCTGCTGCATCCTGGCGAGGTAGGCGTACTCGCCCGAAAAATCGCGGTCGACCCATATCGCCTTGACCCACGGGTGCCCAACGCCGCCCGGGTTGGTCGCGCCCCAGAACATGGTCCTGGGGATGCCCGGCCAGCGCAGCGAGCCGCGGAGCACGTTGAACGTGTCAATGACGTTCTTGGTCAGCTCGTCGACGCCGATCGCGGCAAACTCGGCGGACAGGTATTTCGAAGGGTCATCGAGGTTGGCCAGGACGATCACGCCGCCGCCGTACTCGGGCCGCAGGTAGAACCCCAGCCCCAGCCGGCGCGTCGACTTGACCTCGCCCAGCCAGCGCGGGAACTCGATCGCGATTTTGTTGATCTGGCGTTTCTCGAGGGCGGGGTAGTCCTCGCAGAACAGCCCGACGTTGACGTCGCGCAGGCCGAGGCGCTGGTACCAGTCGATCAGCAGCCACAGCAGGCCCCAGCGCAGCATCTTGCTTTTGCCGCCGCCGCGCGCGCCGCCGTACAGCATGAACCGGAACGCCTGGGACTGCTTGAGGAACCGGACCTGTTTCGGGATTGGGTTGAACAGCCGCCAGAAGTCGACGTGTTCGGAGGGCGCGACCATCAGCGGAAGCCGCGCCGGTTCACGGGCGGCGCCGGTCGTGCCACGCCGTGAGCTCGATCACCTGGCACATCTCGAGGACCTTTCTGCGAATCGCAAACCGATCGCAGAAGCATCGCAGCGCGGCAACCACGCTCAACAGCGCCAACAGGATCAGCGCCAGGAACCCGAACTGAATCGGCTGCCTGAATATGCTGGTTGTGGCCAGCCCGCCGATCGTTGCGACCAGCAGGATGTCGCCAAGGTGTGGCCTGGCATCGCGAGCTGCAGAATCGCGCGCCCGACGGGAAGTATGTCGGCAATGCAAATCAGGCGTTCTCTGGTCAACGAAGGTGAAAACTCCCACGGCCGATGAAGACGTTAAACATCGCGGCTCGGCTATTTTATAACTGCCCGGCTATGACACTTGCATCGGCTATAATCCGATCACCTCCATTCGTTGAGGTATCGAGCACGACGTCCGGGCTCGAACACTCGGGGCAGAGCAGGTGCGGCCCGTGGTCCGGGTCGCCGTCCAGCTCGCGGCCCAGTCCCGCCCATCCGCACTCGCAGCGGTAGGGCAGGGCGAGCGCGAGCCGTTCCTCCTCGAGCACTGCGTTCCCGCGCTGCTGCTGCTGCGCCTCGAGCGCGGCCACCTCGCCCTCGGTCAGCTTGTGGACCTGCCAGGCGTACCGCGCGCAGTCGGTGAGCGGGTCACCCGTCTTGATGCGCGGGTCGCGCCGGCTCATGGGGATGCGGCCCTTGTCGCAGGGCCAGCAGCGCGGGCGGTTCACGGTGCCACGACTCCGGTGCGGCAGGGGAAAACGACGCCAGCCCGAGCGTCGGGCGGCGGACACTCGCGCGGCGGGCCGGCCGGCCAGATCACAGCCGGCGGTTCCGGTTCAGTCGGGGCGCGGTCGCTCGAGCAGCCGGCCAGGGCGAGTAGCAGCAGGGCGCGCCTCATGCGACGAACTGCCCGCAGACGCACAGCCATTGGCCGCTATAACGGCGCAGCGGCACGGGCTTCTCGCACTCGCAGTCGGGTTCCGGCTCCGGCTTCGCTCCCCAGGTCTTGGTCGGCTGGGCGTTGAGGCCGCGACTCGCCCCCCAGTTCCGGTCGGGGCGCTCGGCTAGCAGCTTCGACGGCAGGGTTGGCTTCATTCGCCAGCCTTCTCCACGACCAGCACGCACCGGCCGTCGTGGTGACGTGGCAACGTGCACCACATCGGGTAGCAGTTGGGCAGGTGGACGGTCCGGCATTCGCTTGGCACGTCGGGGACACGCACGGAATCGTCGTCGCTCAATGTTTGCCGTTCCCTTCCACGGGCTGGGAGCCATCCGGCAGCTCGTCCAGCGAGCGCACGACCAGCACGCGGACGGGCGGCGCGTCGGCGTCGCCGCTGATCCTGACCTTGCTGACCATGCCCAGGTGCTCGGCCAGCTTGAGCAGCGCGGCCAGCTTGTCGTGCAGCTCGATCGACATGCCCTGATCCGTGAACCGCACCTTCTTGACGGTCGCGGTCACCTCGGGCGGTAACTCCGTACTGTCACGTAACTTGAGCGATGTAGCATTCCAGTCGGCGAGGTGGCGCAGGTCGGAGAACGCCAGCCGGCGCAACTCCTCGATGACGTTGTCCTGCTTCACTTCGGTGCGGGCGGCCCGCTTCGCCTTCAGCTGGGCAATGCGGTCTTGTACCGCCGGCCTCGAGAGCAGTCGGCAGCCAGCCACACGGGCTCCACCCAGCGAGCGCGCCTTGGGATATGCACGCCGATAGGCCGCCCCCGCGTCCATGTCGACGAGGTATTCCTCGCAGAACAGGGCATGTTGCTGGGTGAGGCCGGACGGGTCACGATAGCGGCTCCCCCTGGCCGGCCCGGCCATCTTCGGGTACTTCTTCCGGCGGCGCGCTCGAGCTGGCATTACGACGCGGGCGTTACGGCGGTCTCGACGACCGTGGCCCGGCCCGCGCCGCGGTTGTCTGGCGCGACAGTCTCGGCCAGTGCAAAATCGCGGTCCGTCGCGCCACTGCGCGGCACGGCCACGTCCGGCACGGGACCCTGCGACTCGACGTAGGGTGTGCGCGTGCCTGGGATGCAGAGCGGCTGATACTCCTGCATCGTGCGGCGGTCGATCTCGATGGTTGGCTTGAGCTCGGGCGGCGGGTCCTTGCGCCGGTCCCACGGCCGCGTCGAGCCATCCGACAGCGTGACAAGGATTTGCTCGCCTTGACGGATGTGGCCCGTGACCGTCGGCTCCTGCTCCTGCCTGGCTGGTGTCATGGTTCCCCCGGTGAACGGTTTCAGGACGGTACAACTCAAGTTATAACCCGCTATACAGCCACATTGCAACACAAAAAATTAATCCGGCTTGGCCGCCTCGGCGCGCCGGTATGCGTCGATCGCCTTCAGCAGGGACTTAATGACCGCATGGCACAGCTGCACGATCGCTGCAGGCTTGCCCATGTCCTGGGCGTGCTCGAGTTGGCCGCCACAGCCGAACTCTACGCCCCACAGGTTGGCCCGGATCAACACCTCGCCCAATGCCGGCGGCGCGGGCGGCGCATCGCGGTAGAGTCGCAGGACTGTGGCGCGCAGCTCGTCCTGGCCGGGCGCACTGAACCGGACACGGCTGGCGTACTCGTCCAGCGCGCGCTCGAACAGCGTGTACGGCGTGTCGACGATCTCTACGCCGGGCACGGGCGAGCCGGCCATGGTGCCGGGCTGGTCGCGGAGGCCGGTCATGGCTGGGGCAGGGTTGGGATGTCCTCGTACTCCCGCACGAGCTCAGTCTCGTAAGCCGGCACCGCGTCGTAGGTCTCGGCGAACACTTTCGCCGCAATCGGATACACGTCGTCCGGCGCCTGGTCGACGCGCAGCATGTCGCCCGGCTGGACCTTGATCCAGCTGTCGTGCAGCTTGTTGTAAACCTGCCAATCGGCCGCGAATTCCATGTTGTAAGTCTCGTAGCCGTCGGCGGTTCGGCGGGCTATCCGCACGCCGCGAACATTCAGGAAAACGCCGATCTCGTGTTCCCATTTGAATTCGCCGAGCAACCCATCGAACGACGCCTCCGGCCGGAACGGCGGCCGGAATTCAACCGCCTCGATCACGACGGGCTTCTTACGATACTGCCCCATTTTCTAACCTCCATTCCTGTTATTTCGAGTTAGGGGACGATATTGATCTGAATTCGGGCCGGCGTATCGCCCTTCGGGCCGTCGGCCTCCTGCTTTTTGTGCCAGTAGTTCGTTGCGGTCATGAAGAAGGGCACGACCTCGTAATCCCCGGTTTTCGGCTTCTTGGCGAGGATGCCCATGCTGAGCGAGGTACCAGGCGGCGCGAAGTCCTTGAGCTGGTTGTCATCGCGCATGGCGGCAGTGCCGTAGATCGCGGCAACGAGGTCTGGCGGTGGCACGCCGCGGCGGATCAGGGTTCGGATCGTGTTCATGTCCTGATCCTCCCTTCGGCCGTTGGGCGGCTTGCCATCGACGTAGAGGTTTTTTCGGACGAGGCCCATCAGCCCGCCGTCGGTCGTGACGTCCTTTTGTGGAAAACTTTGTGGAAAATCTTGCGGGGCGTCAGCCCCGTTTGCGTTAGCAAACGTATCTGTTCTCTGTTCTACTTCTACTTCTACTTCTACTTCTAGGGGCGTCACACTTCGTTCCCGTGCGTCACGGTGCGTCACGGTGCGTTCCCCTGCGTCACCGTGCGTCACACTCCGCGCGGTGCGTTCCCGATATTCCCGCGTGCGTTTCGTGCTGCTGTCCTCGCGGGCTACCTGCCTCTTATCCCATGCTGTGAGGCGGTTTTGCGCGTTTATCAGCTTCTTCTGCCGCAACGCGTCGAGGATCGCAGAAATTAGAGATTCTTCCCAGCCGTAGGCGGCCGCGCAGGTCTCCACATCGAAGCCCTCGAGGGATCCGCGCTCCTCCTGCTGGCTGGCGTAGTCCTCGAGGTACCACCACACCGCGGCGACGTGGCCGGGAGTCGCGCCAGCTCGTTTTGCGACCACCAGCCATTTCGAGTCGGTCGGTGCGCCATGCCAGGACCGGAACCAATCAGCCATCTCGCTACACCTCCTCATACTTCAGATCAAGCAATCCGAACCTACCCCGAAACCCTTGCGCGGTACGTATCCAATACGTATCTTGGTTGGTCGAAGGCAAACCACCCTCTACCCAGAGGATACGATGAGAGCGATACCTGTAGGTGTGTGCAGTCGAGCGCGGGCCGAACACCTGATGATGGCCGCAGCCGTGGCCGGTGGCGCAATCTACGTAGAGCTGGAGCCCGACTTCATTCGGTCCGGATTCCTGTGCTTCGGCCGGCTGCCAAATGGCAAGCCAGTGCCCGAGCTGGAGATGGACGCCGCGTATGTGCTGGAGCGGCTCGACGCCCAGGCTGCGCGCATGCAGAAGTTGGGGGATCACCTGCGCGAGGATTGGGCCCATGACGCAGCGCGCCATCTCCGCGAGGCACGCGCAGCGATAGCGGCGGCATGTGCGTAGCAACACAGAGGGCACGTCATGCACGAGGGGCGCCTGCTGCTCGTGACCTACATCCAGGTGAGGGGCTACTGATGGCCGAGGGCCAAAAGACGATTGCATGGCCGGTCGCTGATGATGCGCTCTATGCCCAGGTCCAGCAGGCCTGTACCGAGCAGGGCGAGCGCGAGCACCGTCGCGTATCCGTATCTGAGTGGTTGCGCGAGGCGGCGCGGCTGCGGCTCTGCAAGCGACCTCCCAGCACTTGAAGGCAAGCGAGGCAAGCGAGGCAAGCGAGGCGACGCCCTTGATCGGCTGCGACCAAATCTGCCCGTAGCCTTTCGTGTCATGGCTTCCCAGCCAGAGGTGGCAGCCGGTGTTGGGTTCCGGCGTCCACTTCTCATCGAAGCGCAGGGACACGTCGCGCCACCTGCCCCCAGGCATCAGCTGCGCCCGGCCATTTGCTGGCCGCGACCGATCGGCCGCACGCCCTCGGGCGGCTGATCCTCTGGCAACAGCTCGTGCTGCCGAATGTCTCGCGTGAGCGCGCACGGTTTCCCTTCCGCGTTCTCGGCCAGGTACACGAGCGAGGCGACGCCCTTCGGTCCGGGCAGCTTCGACGTGACCTGAAACTCGACGGCGGCCGCGTCGCGCTTCTCGGTCGGCTTGATCGTGATAGTCAGCGTGACCTTGCGATCCGCCTCTGGGTCCGTGTTCGGATCCATCACGTTTTCCCACGCCTTTTCGAGCAGGTAATTGACCTGCTCCACGGCCGCGCCCTCGGCCAGGGTTGCGAGCGTGACCTGCGTTAACGGACTCATGATCCTCCTAGAGTAAGGCCGAGTGGCAACGGCGCGTCCGCAATGCGTCGCCGCGCCATCTTGGCGTATTCTGGCTTTAGCTCAATGCCCACGAATGAGCGGCCGTGCTTCACGGCGACGTAGCCGGTGGTGCCGCTGCCGGTGAACGGGTCCAGCACGGTGCCGCCGGCGGGGCAGCCAGCCAGGATGCACGGCTCGATTAGGGCAATGGGGAATGTTGCGAAGTGGGCGCCCTTGAATCCCTGCGTAGCCACCTCCCAGACCGATCTTTTGTTGCGTCGGGTCACGGGAAGGCAAGCAGACGAAGAAAAGCTCTCGTTTTGTTTGCTGCCATGCGCGTTTACTGCGGCCTTGGGATTCACACCAGCACGCGCCACGGCCTTCATGTTGCCGTTATTCTTGGCACCGCCATTGGCCCGGGCGCTTCCAACCTGCGCGGCAACGTTTTGCGACAGGCGAGCGTGCGTGTTCGGGCTGCAATCCTCAAGGATCGCGTCCTGATCGTAGTAGTAGGTCGCGGATTTGCTGAGCAGGAAGAGATACTCATGCGCCTTGGTCGGCCGGTCCGTGACTGACTCTGGCATGGGGTTGGGCTTGCTCCAGATGATGTCACTGCGCAAGAACCAGCCATCAGCGCGCAGCGCGAATGCTACCAACCAGGGAATGCCGATCAGGTCTTTCGGTTTGATGCCTTCGCTCGCAACGCGGGAGGCCTCGCGCATCCGTACGGTATTGCGCACAAGTGTGAAGCGCCAGTCTGCGCGCTGGCCGTTCTTGCCCTGCCATCCAGGCCCACCAGCGGCCGCGTATGTATCGCCCAGGTTGAGCCAGAGTGTACCGTCATCGCGCAGCACGCGGCGCACGGCGCGGAATACATCGACCATCGCGGCAACGAATTCCTCGGGCGTGCGTTCCAATCCGATCTGACCCGCAACTCCATAATCGCGCAAATTCCAGTAGGGCGGCGAAGTCACGCAGCAGTGCACAGACTCCGCATCCATTGTCGCGAGTACCTCCCGCGCGTCCCCGCAGTGCACGACAAAGCTCACGCCGATCCCTGCTCCTACTTGTGCTCTGAATGTTTTGGGTTTTGTGACGAAAGCAGGTAGTTGACCTGCTCGACTGCCGCGCCTTCGGCCAACGACGCGAGCGTGACCTGCGTTAATGGCGACATCCCACCTCCGTAAGTTGTTGAAATACAATGGGGATTGACACGCGTGCTATATTAAAGGTCTGTATGTTACACCCTTTTCCCCTATGACAGGAGCTACCAAGATGGCGACAGAGACGGACGACCGACTGCGCGCGCTGGCCGGCGAAACGATTGAGATTTCGGTTTGCGAAGGCGGGGAGCGCGTGCGCCGCGAAGTGACCGTATTGCCAGCGTGTGACCAGAATCACGGGCAATTGGCGTGCGTGACGTGCGACGAGCATTTCGCAAATAACTTCGAGAAGGACGGGCTCTGCCACGACCAGCCGAAACGCAAGGGCCAGCCGAAACGCAAGCGCGGCAGCTTCGCCGAGTGCAGCACTGCCCACAAACTCGTGTGGCGCTGCTTCCTCCACGGCTACGAGCAGCCGTAAGTGCAGTTGGCTCGAACGCGCCCTGGCCGGCTTCCGGAGCGTGCGCCACCCCGGCAATCATACTTACCTTTTCGGTCTGACCGCCGGCGCAGGTTCGCAGCTGCGCACGATGCACGGCAGCGGGAACCCCTACCCGAGGAAGGCAGCATGACGAAGCACGGCGAGCAGCCAATGAAGCGGCGCAACCTGCACATCTCTGACAAGCTGTGGCGCGAGCTCGAGCGGTACGCCGGCGAGCTGGGCGCGCGCCGCGGCCGGCCAGTAACGACCAGCGAAGCGATCCGCCAAGTCCTCTCCCGCGCAATGCGCCGCCGGCGCGAACGGAAGTAGTCACTTCACACGCCCACCCGACGGAACGTGATTGCCCACACCCACGGGTTAACATTCCAGCCGTAGCCGCGCGCTTTGTTGAGCGAGTCCCAGAGAGCGCGGTACCAATCGAAGTCGGCGGGCGATGCGAGCGGGCCGGGAAGCGGGCAGCCTTCGGCCAGCACATCGTCGTAGGAAATGTCCTTCAGCCGCTGCACGCGCACGTCCGTGATTTCCAGCGTAATGCGTGAAGCCCACCGCGGCATGTGGATGGAGGGGAGCCAGCGGAAACCTTCGAGATCTTCGGGTGTCGGTTCCCATGTGCTGACCACCCGCGGATCGGTTGGCTCGCCGCCCATGCGGCCGCCGTGCACAATCGCGCCATCCGCCCGGTAGTGGATGCAACTCACGCCCCGCCACGTTTCCCGCACCCACAGCCGGTCACCTGGCGCGCCATAGGGGCAGCGCACGGTATGCACGCCACACAGGTATTTTGCCGGCCGATTCTGGTAGAGCGGGCCGTGCCATGCTTCCCAGGTGTGTCGCAGTGGTGTGCCATGAACGGGCGTGACCCACCGTTCATGGCCCAGCATGTAATGGATGCGGCACTCGCCGGGCGGTTGCGGATTCACCACGCGTCGCGTCTGCGTTTTCTGGTCGGCCAGAATCGCGCGCACCATCTCGCCGGAAAACAGAATCGGGCGCTCGGTCATCCCCCTGCTCCTACTTGTGCTCTTGATGTTTTGGGTTTTGTGACGAAATCGCCGTTTCTACGGCAGGCAGGTTGCCCGGCTTACAGAGGGAAGGACGGCAGTTTGACGGCGGCGGCTGACCCCATCACATAATTTGCAACCAGGGGGTCAGCGGTTCGATCCCGCTCAGGTCCAT